CCAACGGACGACATCCATCCAAGAGAGAGCCGCGGCGAAGGAGAAGCCGGCCACCACAGAGTTGAGGGACTGAGCCTCGAGCTCACGGGAGATCGCGAGGACGGTATCGACAGCGATATCGGAAGACATTTATTGTATGCTTAGATTTTATTCTGGTAGCAACTCTTCGACGAACAAAATTTTTTTATAGGTGTCCTTATTGTATCCCCTGATATTACCCTTCCTGGGTGCTTCAGACTCCAAATCGGAGTCTGAATCCGACCCAGATTCTGAGGACTCGTCGACTGCTTTAAAACTTTTGTAATTAGAAGTCGTCCATCCCTGGAGAGGCGATGTGTCCATTACTATCGATTGCATTTTTTATCATTTCTTCTGACGGATTGGTCGGTTTCCAACCCTCCCATGCGTTATATGCTTCGTTGATTTTCATATACAGTTCTTCTGATCCTGAATATGGGACGAAGGGTGCCTCTTCACTTTCGTCGACTGTCTCTATCTCTTCCTCGTCATCCGATTCTTCGTCCTCGTAAATTTCGGGAAAGTGTGATCCGATTTGTTGGCCCACTGTATGCATCGCACAATATTTCAAACAGTATTCCATATCCTTCGCTAAAATCGTGTTTCGGCCACATGCTTTAGCGTATTGTCCTGATAAAACGACCGCATGTTCCATCACTGGCTGCATTATATTAATTGCCGATTCCACCATTTGGGAAGATAACTTTTCCGCTGCCTCCATTGATTCGGAGTATATTATTAGCAAGTGCATAAACTCTAAGCTCTCTTTTATAAGTTGTTTCACTATTGAGTTTCAGTTGAATGATCTGTTCTTTAATGGCACTGAAATTGCGTTGACCTGTCGGATACCACTTCTCGGGTTCTAATGCGAAACTATATGAGTAAAATCTTCTGAACAGCTGTGTCCTGGAATGATGAATACCACTTTGCACGGCCCTGAGGTGTACGACATTCCCTGTTACTTCATCGAGAATAGTTTCGTTATCTAAGATCATCTCCAAACTGACGAGATGTTCATAGTTTAAATATTTAATATATACTTGGTAAGTAAAATCGTAATCGAACGGACTGAAAAAACTATTCGTCGGTAGGGGAATGTTTGCGATCACAAAGTACAACTCTTTCACCGGATTCATGAAGTTCATTTTAAACCTATAGTCATCTGTACCCCCGGAACTAGATATAGGAATTTCAAACGTATCCTGTTGAATTTGAGTGATGATATAGTCGCGATTACTCTTTTTGATCGCCTGACGTTCCGGTTCGTTAAGTTGGACCATCTCCGTATGTAAAGTCATGGACTCGATACCAAAACGAGACGTGTCACCAATTCCCACATTATTTATATTTATCCGACCTCCCATTCCTGGGTGATTACCGCAATAGTAATACAACTTATTCGGTGTATCATTGTTTACGGTAAACGTTATAGTATAAACGTTCAGGATGTCCGTGGATGTCTGATTATCCGTGTAGTCTAAATATGGAACAGGAAATGCATGAATACCATCTTCACCCCGGGAAAGTTTAAATGGGTGCTGGTTAAGTTGAATGGTAGAGTCAATTTGAAATGTATACGTGTTACCGTACTGTAATTCAAGCGTCGGTTGTTGTTCTCCGTTTATAAAAAATTTGTTACCACCTGAGGTAGCTTGTACAGTCACGACAAAGTTGGTATTATTAGGTGAAGATTGTGTAAGTAAATTAGATAAATTGTGAATACATTTGCCAATATCACTGAGCTGAATTTCTATTTCACACTCCTGTTTTGTTAGGGCGCATAGCGGAATCGCAAGTTCTGGATTGTTGTGAAAATAAAACGGTATATCCACTATGTAACTCGCCGATGTAGTCGCGAGTGGTAAGTATTCATCAATAGACGCGTGACGTACCGGGAGTCCAGAAGATTCGTCGGGACATTTACCGATCAGTTTAGACAGATTATTCTGTTTTGTCTGTGTGATGTAATGTTCACTGTAAATCTGTAACCAATCTCTCGGAATTCTCTGAACGAGCTGTCCACCTATAGTGAGATCTATATGTTGAAAAATTGCATGTCCGATGGATTCTACGTATCGGAAGTACGCGCCGTTATTTTCTAAAGGTGGTAACGTAAAATGTACTCGAACCGCCTTTATCAGGTCACCAGAGTTCACTGGTATCGTACATTTAACGATACCTCCATATTCTAGTTGACCATGTAGATCATGAGTCAAGTCATACGTTGAAAAGTTAGTATGCCTCTTGAACTGTTTTATGAAATGCGTGTATTCAGGATTCTCTGTGAAATAAGCATCCTGAGTACCCGTAGTGGCAAGTTGTACCCGTCCTGCCATTTCTACTATAACCCGTTAAAATTTTAAACCCGCTAATCCTCCCTCGACGTGTAAGACGTTATAATTTAAAGCGTAAATCGAAAAGTTTATGTTTCGTGTAGTCGAAACTTCATCGAGTTCCACATCTAGTTTCTTGTGGATGATACGACTCATGTTTAATTGACCTGTCGGGTAATATAGTTCCGGTTTCATCGCGAAGGAATATATGTAAAATTCATACCCCGGGTCTGGACAACCGGTATGGTGTATCAATGACTGTTCGTATGCAAGGTATTTACCCGTGTGATCAAACATCGTCTTTCCATTGCACTCGAATTTGATATTTTTCACGAATCTATAATCCGACCTTTTTCCCATGACATGACCAGAAAATTCTTGATCGGGAGATGTCGTATCCAGTAGATGGTCTTCGGGGATTGTAATGTCTTCGTCCATTCTGTACACCCGGACGTGTCCAGCAAGGCTACCACCGTCTGCGTTGTTTGGCGCCCCGATAGCCAATCTTAATCCGTCAGAAGATAATGAGACAGAATTTCCAGAATAATCATTTGGAGCTTCGCCGTCTATATCAGAACCTATTTGATTCCACGAAGTGGTTCCGAACGACGTTTGCGAATCAAATACCCGTGTATGTCCGCGATTACTGTTATTAAATATCGCTCCAGCGGCGAGTCTTGTTCCATCTGAGTTCAACGAAACGGAGTATCCAAAATTATCAGCCGAAGATTCGCTATCAATATCAGAACCAACTTGAGTCCAGTCAGAAGAATACTCAAAAACTCGAACGTGACCAGAATTTGCGGTATTTCCAATCCCTCCAGCAGCAAACCGCGTTCCATCTGAACTTAATGAGACAGAGAACCCGAACCTATCAGTACTACCTTCACCATTTATAATAGAACCCAGTTGACCCCATGCATTCCCCGAAAATTCATAAACCCTGACATATCCACTTGTATTATGTGCAGCTGCTCCAACGGCGAGTCTTGTTCCATCTGAAGATAACGAAACGGATGTTCCATATTCATCACCTGTAGCGTCACCAACCATAGTAGAACCAACCTGCGTCCATGAAGTTCCGGACCAGTTGTACACTTTGACATATCCAGTATTGGAACCCGTCTGTAGAGCCCCAAAAGCGAGTTTCGTTCCGTCCGAATTTAACGAAACGGAAGTTCCAAGTCGTTCATTGTTTACTGAACCACTAAACGTCGACCCCATTTGTACCCACGTAGACCCACTTAATTCGTATACTGAAACCTGACCAGAACTAGAAGGTATTGGGTCGGCAAAGGGAGCTCCAATAGCGACTCTCGCTCCATCCGAAGATAAAGACACAGCGCGTCCGAAATTATCTCCATTGACGAGACCGACTATATCTGAACCAACTTGTGTCCAAGATGTCCCATCCCAATCAAACACTCGAACTATACCCTGACTACTCGAACCACCTGATCTTATTCCCACGGCGAGTCTCGACCCATCGGAGGACAATGATACACTCTGACCAGCATTACCGAATGAAGTTGTACCATCAATATCAGTACCCAATTGAGAAAATTCGTCGGGGATGATAGTCGTGGATCTAGTAGCATTTGGTCCAGTCTCTTCTTTCGCTAAGAATAATAATTCTTTCACGGGGTTTGTAAACTTTAACAACGCAGATTTCTTAGATTCGTTAGGCTTAAATTGCATGGTCGATAACTGCTGCTGCGTTATGATATACTCCATGGGTCGCGTGAGTAAAAAGTTAATCTCGTCTCGAGTGATAAAGTAAAAGTCCGCGATGACAGACGCCTCGACGATGGACCCTGTATTCGTCTTTGTACGTACCATATTTCCGTTCACTTCTTCATATTTAAACGTCACATCATCATCCGTATTTTTAAATTTTACATGTATCTCGATTAATTGTCGAGTAATAGCGCATATGGGTATAGCCAGGCTAGGGTTTCTAAAAAAGTAAAACGGTAAGTTTAGATAAAACGTTTTCGGTCCACTTCCTCCAGCTCCGCTAAGAATCTGTATCTGGTTATTGTGTCCGTTCATATAATAAAGAGTCGTATTCGCATCATCTTTGTTACTGTGAAGTTGGTTGTACATGTCTATATAGTCACCTGTGAGTCGTTGAATAGTTTGACCACCTATCACTAGGTCGACGTACTGTATCACACTCGTAGACGGTGAAGCGTTATACAAGTCTCCGGGTAATACACTCGGTTCTGGTAAAGTCCCCAGGGTAAGTTTAAGTATCACGCTTCGAAGTAAATCCCCTACGTTATTCGGGATACGAGCTATAGCATTTCCACCTAATGAAATATTTCCAGTAAGAGGAATATCGACTGCTTCTGTAGAAAATCGGGTGTGTCGTTTATAGATGGACGAAAAGTATGAAATTTTTGGTTCTCCGGTAAGCCATTGATCCTGAATACCAGTGACAGCAAGACGTAAACGTCCGGCCATTCTTAATACATGTGAGTAAAATTTTATCAAATAAAAGAGTGCGATATTATAGATGGATTTACGTTTGAGAAAATTCAACCCGGCCAAAATGGCTGACGACAAGGTATGCGTGTTCATAGGAAAACGTAACACAGGTAAATCGACTCTTGTGACTGATATTCTGTGGTACAAGAAACATTTACCAGCGGGTATTGTTTTATCGGCTACTGAAGAAGGTAACCACTATTATCAGCAGTATATACCCGACCTGTTCATATACGGTGACTATGATAGAGAGGCGATCGAGCGTGTGATGGATCGTCAAAGAAAACTCGTAGGTGCCGGTAAGACAAATTGTGGAGCCTTTCTCCTATTGGATGATTGTATGTACGATAATAAATTTATGCGCGACACGTGTATTCGTCAATGTTTTATGAACGGGCGGCACTGGAAGATATTCTTTATGCTGACCATGCAGTACTGTATGGACCTGCCTCCCGCACTTCGTGCAAACGTTGATTATGTTTTTGTCTTACGAGAGAATATCATTCAGAACCGAGAGAAGCTTTATAAGTCATTTTTTGGTATCTTCCCGTCGTTTGACATGTTCAATAAGGTTATGGATGCATGCACCGAGAATTACGAGTGCATTGTGTTAGACAATACCAGCAAGAGTAACCGCATCGAGGATTGTGTATTTTGGTACAAGGCTAAGCTTCATAAGAACTTCAAGGTTGGAGCACCGGAATATTGGCACGCGCATAAGAAGATGTTTAACCCCAAAAAAAGTACAGTGAACAGGATTGATCCCAAAGTTGCCAAAAAAACGGCTCTTAAGATTACCAAGACGAGATAATTTTATGTATGTACAGTAAGATGCCCACGCCTCAATCACCAGGTACATCCATGAACATAAATCAGGGAAACAGAAATCTCGATAACCACGTTTTCCACAGGAATGTTATGAACATAAATTCCGTTGGCGCGGGTATGTTGGGTAAGCGAAGGCGGGTTCCATCAAACTATACACCTGTTTCTAATAGCTCCAAACGAAAGGATTTGGAGATGGTAGCGAAAGTTGTTCGCGTGTCGAATATGAGAGCGACCATACAACTTCCCAAGCGTGTCATAAAAGAGTTACGTGTGATAAACAATCTTTCCACAATTAAGAGATGGGAGTATGGAGGAAAAATAGATTTTGTATCTGATGGAAATATGGTTAAGTTCAACGTTCCGACGAGATTTACATCGCAACAAAGAACGCAAGTAAGCGGGCACATTGTAGGATTGGTCAGAAATTCATACATTTCGTATCATACACACCCGGGTATATCAACCGCCAGGGGTGATTCGCCATTGCCTTCGAGTACCCGGGAGGTATACGTCACACTTCCGAGTGGGGCAGATTTCGAAGCGTATATTAAGGGATACCCGGGAATGCAAGCAAATCTTATCGCGGATAGGTATGGATATTACGTCATAGATATTATCGAGTCTGCAGAGAAGGAACAGCGACCGGTTCCTGCTACTGTAAATAAACATATGGAATGGGTTCGTATGCAACCTTTTTTCCGGTCCAGAGTGTTTGGAGAAGATGGTATGGAATATTTTGCTACTACGTTAAGAGACTGGAAAGGGGCTATTAACGGAGAGTTGAATACGCACATGAAACGCATGTTTGGTATTTCTATAAAGTATTACACGTATGACGAAGAGCCTGCTACGGTTACTGTGAGTCGTGTCGGGAATTCCACCGGGCGATAGAATCTTCTAGCTCATCAACCTCGTACCATGCGAAATGACACTCTTTAGAGTTTTTATCGGTCGAACATTTTTCTTCGGCTTCCTCTATGGCTTCTTTGAATCGTAGATGAAGACGCAAATTTTCCGGTTCTGATGTTTTTGATTTGGGTTTGACAACCTTTTTCTCGTATATCTCGTTTAGAACATTCTTCCTGGTCTTTTCAAGTCTATATTTGTAGGAATCATTGGAAGAGTATGCTCGGATATACATATTATAATCGAGTACTATTTTTTTAATTAGGGTTAAAGATTAGAACCATGTGTTACATATAATGGCGTACGATTCTCCCGAATGCAACTTTCGATACAAGGTTTCTTCTTTGGAAAAGGTTGTTGATGGAGATACCATCGACGTCTGCATCGATCTCGGCTTCGATGTTTGCACGAAGCAACGAGTCCGTCTTCTAGGCATCGATACACCCGAGTCTCGAACCTCTGATAAGGTCGAGAAAGTGTTCGGACTCATGTCCAAGAAGAAGCTCAAAGACTGGTGTATGAAAGCCGTCGCCTCGGAAAAGGATGATATCGAGATCGAACTTCGATGTCCCGAGCGTGACTCGCGTGGAAAGTTTGGGCGCATTCTCGCCGAGGTATGGGTATCCGAAGATGGACATTGGACGAATGTGAATAAGTGGATGTGCGACGAAGGTTACGCCGTCCCTTATGTGGGACAGAACAAGGCAGATGTTGAAAAGCTGCATATCGCGAACCGCAAGCGGCTCATGGATCATTTCAAAGAAAACGCGTTGTACCCAGAGATTCTGAATTCCGTAATTGGACCCATTGACTAAATATAACGCGCAATAAAATAAATCACCATTCGCCCTTGTAGCTTAGTTGGCAGAGCGTCGGTTTTGTAAGCCGGAGGTCACGAGTTCGAATCTCGTCGGGGGCAGGGCTTGTAGTGAAATGGATATCACTCTGGACTTCTAATCCAGTATTCCGGGTTCGATCCCCGGCAAGTCTGTCTACTCATTACCAACCGAGGGAATGAGATTAATTATGTCTAAAAAGTAGTCTAACGATGCGTTTACGAAATTGCCACCGTAATTACGCTGCAATATCTTATTCGTATCATACACCACAAACAACGCAAATAATATTGAAATAATCTTACTAGGTACGAGGGTTTCGGACTTACGTCTCACATACGTATTGATAACCCTGGCGATCAAGATCGTCAAGAGCGAAAAGAAAAGTATCTGACCGAGAATATCGAGATTATATCCCATTTTAACGGTGAAAATACCAGCGACCAACATGGCTATAAATATACCCACGGTCTCGAGTAGAGCTTCTTGTAAGTTGGGCACGTTGTGTAAAGTCATACCAGCGATGTAGGCCAATATCGTAAACAGAAACACCTTAACAGGGATCGGTAAACGTAAGAGGGTCAATAATAACAATATCACCAAACCAATCACACCTATCAAAAGCGCTTTGGAACGCGCGATATCTTTCATGTAGGCGTTCTGGGAGGTCGCCTCGGCGGCTCTGTATGCGACAAAAGTTTGAAAAATAAGGTGTCCAAACACCCCCGCCATAAAAGGTATCTTCTTCTGTAAGTTACTCATTTATATTACATTACAAATTATTTTGGTTTACAAATTGGGCATCTATATCTAAGACACTTATGATCACAAAACTGACCCTCGACACAGTACCAACACAGATCTTGAATATCGCCATGAATACATATAGGCCCTTTATTACATATCATACAATGGAGATACTTCTTCTCATGCGGGCACCACGGAATTATTTTATACATGAAACGATCACAATCTAGACCTTTAGACCCTGCATGAAGGATGGTGTACCCGTTTTATAGCGTGCGAATGAAGCCTTGTCATTGATGTAATACTTGCGGTATGCGTCGATCACATCTGGGCAATGATACGCCGCGGGCATACATTCTGGGATACCCTGAACAGAGTAATAAGCGGTATCGCTCTTGTGTTCGTCGAAATGGGGTGGAACATTATCCTTAAGCCATCGCAAATGTTCCTCGCATGTATGGATTTTACCGTATCGCTTAGTGTATTCTTTTGACAAGGCCAATCCGATATCACATGCGAACATGTAATTACAAAGACTGGAAGAGATCCACATCGTCATAGGGTGTTTCTTGTGTGCGGGTTTGTACCCACGTTGTGAACCACTTTTCGTATACGGAGCGTGTTCTCGAACGTATTGTTCTTGATTAGCATAGTACCACGCAGTATACAACATCTGAGCGATCTCTAATTGAATTTTGATAACATGTTGATCACAGGAAAGTTCTGCGATCTCTTGTGGAATCAAAGAAAGGAAGAAAATATTCATGTTGTGTTTTCATCGAAACACGTCTCGACTTAAGTACACTTAAAAAATCTGGACGTACATATATCAATGCAGGCACTCGCAACTCTTTTACTGACTCCAGCCAGCGCCTTACGTAAACGTTTCAAGGGAAATAAAGCGTCATTCCTTGCGGAACCTCCCCCTCCACCCGATACGTTAAAACCTTGGGAGTATGGTGCATATTCCGTTAAAGCGACCGTCGAAGCTCGTGACGGTGACGGTGTAATTGACAAGACTTTTATTGGGTATTCGCAGCACATGAATATTACGGAACGCACTGCTAATGCATGTGATCGGTATAAAACGAGTGGAACAACGTGTGGTGAACCCGTAATGGTAATTAAGGGAGGTGAATGTGATGAAGTTATTTTCATGAAACTAAAAAACACTTCAAATCTTATACGTTTACTTTCCCCCTGATTTATCTATGACAACCGGTGGCGCCTGTAGCCAATCAACCGGTTCTAAAAATTCTGATACAAGTGCATTATCTTTTATTTCTTTTACATAAACAATTCTACAATCCTGGGGTGTAATGATTTGTTTTTTAGGGGGTTCTATAATAACAACTGGTTTACAGAATAAAGCGAGCATCTCTTATTTATTATGAAAATAATATACACATATATAAATGGCTATACCAAATACGGTCATAGGTGTTGGTAACGTAGCAGGCGGCTGGTTAGCATTTTGGAATTTTTTGAAATCACTATTTTTTGGGTTGATATTTTTTATAATAGGTATATTCCTTGTGCGTATAAAAAACAAATATTCTAAAAAGGTTACCGGTATAATAAAGAAATCCTCGTGTTCCAGAATCAGGGAAAGTAATAGACTCGTTTGGTATTGTGAGATTGAATACGATTATGAAGTAGACGGAAACTTGTATAGTGGTACTAAGACAAACAGAGGTAATAAAAAATTTGACAAAGGGGATAAAATTACCGTTTCATACAATCCATTAGATCCCGAAGAACATGATATAAATGTAGTATCTGCATTTATGATAGGAGTACTATTCGTGATGGTTGGAATTATCATCCCCAGTGTTTCAAGTCTGGTATGGATGTTCACTAGATCGACTAAAGGCGCGGGTACAGCATTTTTAGGAACTCAAGTAATTAGTTCTGTGCAACCTAGGTTACAGGCTAATATTTAATTATCACTCAAAATGTTCTAAGTAAATAGTATGGGGAAGAAAGGTCGCCGCGAAAAATTATCACCTTGTTCATATGAGACCGATTTATATGAAGATGAGTATGAATTTGAGATAAATATTCCAAACACGATTCCGAAAAATGAACACCAGAAGGACTATAATAGGGTTTTATACGGTATGAAACCTATGGTGTTTGCCATCGGACCGGCTGGTACAGGTAAGACTATGTTAGCGTGTTACGCTGCTATACAGGGATTAAATGACGACTTATTTAAAAGAATTATACTGACACGCCCCGCAGTTTCCGTGGAAGAAGATATTGGGTATCTACCCGGGACACTCGAAGAGAAGATGGATCCATGGACTCGACCCATCATGGATATATTTGCAGAGTTTTATAGTCAAGCGCAAATTGCGTCGATGATCAAAGAGAAGATCATAGAAATATGTCCTTTGGCGTATATGCGTGGACGCACTTTTAAGAATTCCTTTATCATAGCGGACGAGATGCAAAATTCGACGCCAAACCAAATGAAAATGTTACTCACGCGTATAGGTGATGATAGTAAAATGGTAATAACAGGTGATCTTAGACAACATGATAGAAAATACGATGAAAATGGACTCAAAGACATTTACGAACGAATCAATGGACATACACATAAACGTATAGAATGTATTACATTTGAACACGCGGATATTGAACGAAGTCCCATTGTGAAAGATATTTTAGAAATTTATGGTGATTTAAAAAATAGTTAATAATATAAGTAAATGTTATATGGCATAGGAGTTTCGAAGGGACTCGAAATGGAGAGTGTTCGTATCAGTGGAAAGAAATGTGTACTCTTCCGCGGCACTTCTGGTAAGGTTTCTATGTTGGATGCTAAATGCCCACATAGAGGAGCTAATTTATGTAACGGACATGTAAAAGGAGACCAGTTACAGTGTCCATACCATGGGTGGGAATATGACACAAGGGGGAAGCTTGTAAAGGTACCCTCTGCACATAGCATACCCAAAGGCGGAGATATTGGTTCGTATCCGATAATTGAAGACGGAGGATTTATTTGGACCGCTAAGAAAAACCAGCCTCTTCCAACTCGATATTGTAAGGAGTTAACCGATCCCAATTGGGTTCAGGTGTACGGCTCGAGGGAGTTGAAAGGTAACATTTACGATTGGATCTTGAACGCAACCGATATTTCACACATAAACTATGTACACAATTTCGCAGATGAGAATAATGGAACTATTAAGAATCTTAAGGTTGAGACGATTGACGATTATGTAGATTGTTTCGCAGTTGTTCAACCCAAGGCTTCATCTAAATTTACGGAACATATGCAGCCTAAAAACGGTGCACCCGTTCATAGTCGTTTCGTGTCACCGGCCACGTCTATCATACGTATCAAGTTGGCAAGTGCATACGAATTCATTACGTTTAGTACACTCGCCCCTATGGACGATACACATACCAAAATGTCATGGTGTATGATGTACCCTAAAACACCTCTCATGAACAATCCATTTGTGAATAAGCGGTTCCATGATAAAATGTATGAGACGGTTACCCAAGATGAAGCTATAATTAAGGAAATCGAGTACGTCCCATTATCCGTGAACGCTCCGTGTGATAAGTTTCAACTCGAGGCATTAAAGCTTTTAGAAAAATAAAACGAAAATAATACATGGAAAATGAGCGACACGTTGTCGTCGAATCACCCGATGGTAATGTTTCGATAGGTATGAATCAAGACATCGAAGCTCCACAGAGTGCTGATGAACCTCAACTTCAACAATATCCACATTTAGAAATTATCGTCAAATATCCTGAGATTAATCGTATGGTTTTATGGGTGTTTTTATGGTTAGGGTTGTACGCTTTATCAATTCGGTTTTCGGTGGCTGATGTACTAAATATAATGTTTCTGGTAGTTACATTATACGCAGTGTATTCGGAGAAGTTA